AACCGGAGGACAAATTATTTCCTCCACTTTCTGTGTTTCTGAAATCACCATCAATTTTACCGCAAACAGTGATGGTTGAATATGAAGTAGTTCTTTGTGTAATTAATCCTATAATTTCAGAACTATTAGCAGTTGTACAATTTCCCGCACTATATCCAGATGCAGTTGTAGTATCTCTCCAGACAGGAGTGCCAAAAGTAAATCCAGAACTACCAGATGTGATACCTGTTACTTTATATGATATATTTGGTAATATAGTATTGCCATTAAACTGAACATCCCCAGAAAATGTTATACCTTGAGTAACCCCTTCTGCGCCACCTAGACTAATAGTAAGTAAACCATTGTTATCGGTTGAGGCAAAAATACCTGCGCCCCCAGTTGCACTGAACACTCGTAATTGGTTTAATTTTTCTATGATTTCATTGTTTTCCTTCTGCCACCAATCATAAAAGGTGGTTGTCGGTGAAAGGTCTGAAATTTGTTGATCTCGTGTAAGTGGCATAGTTTTTTATTCTTTTAGTTATTTATATCAAATATTTTATACTTATTCATGCTTTGAACCAAAATTCTATTTGATGATATGAAAGTATCTGTATTTTTTCTTACTCTAAGTATGGGAACTGCTCCATTTTCTGGAAATTCGGTGAGTTGTAAAGTGACTTTAACTCTATCTGCGCCATCTGTTATTGGATTCAGGAATCTATTTGATTTGTCATGAAACTCATATCCCTCATCTTGTGAATTAAACGAAGATGGTACAATTTGTTCATTTACAATTACATAAATTTCTGCATCAATAGTGGAACCTACATTCAATAGAATGGTTTGGGGCTGATCCAGATAACACCAAACATTTTCATCTCTTACTGGAACATTATACCAACCCTCTGAAATTGTAATGTATAGTCCGCTTCCTATGCTAGATATGTTTATTTGTGATGGTTTTTGTGAAATGCAATAATTTTGATTAGGAATAGGGAACTCATATACTTCGTCTAATTTTCCACTCAATTGTTCGTAAACAGTAAAATCTAAATCATTTAAAAATTGATATTCCTTTCCAAAGATTGGCCAATTTTCTACCAATGATGTGGTTAAAGAATTTTGCAATAATAAATTTTCTTGAAGTTCATTCAATTCAGATGATTGTAATAGAATTCCGGGTTTGAATGCGAGATATGTGTAATTTTTATTTTGTGTTTTTGCTTTTCTGCTCAAATAGGGGAATACTTCTAATGGATATTTATTTTTACTTACGATTGTATTGGATGATATAATTATAGGTTGATTGGTGGGTCCTGATCCTTCAGGGGGAACCAAATTAAAATCAGCAAATGTATATAATTGCTGAAAGTCTGTATATTCAGTTAATAATGGTTGGTTGACTAATCCAAGATATTGATTTATTTCATCTACTAAAAATTTTCCATTTATGCTGAACCATGTTTGATACCAGTATTGACCATACATCGATCCACCAGGCCATATTACATTACCATCTTTTGTATAGTGAAAATAACTAGTTCCGCTATCTCCCTTGATCCACCATGACTGCTTCGGTTGTGGTATTCCTATAATTTCTTCATATCTATTTCCTATATTAACATTCGGTTGAGCATCTTGTAGTGTGCTACCGGATCCATTAATATTTCTAATTTTTTTAAATTCCTGTTCCCCAAGGAAGAAAGATCCGTGTTGACTAATGAAAAAAGAAACCAGTCCGTTACTAGAAGAGGAATCTTGTGTGTTAATTAACCAATTTTTATATGAATATGGATTTAAATATTGCTGAAAATAATAAGGAAATGTTTCATCTGGATTTATTAATTCTGCTATACGAACATCGCGGTTATTGAATAAATTTCTATACCATTCAATATCTAATCCACCATTGTTTCCATATTCTACAGTTTTTACGGCAAATCCTCTAAAAGAATCTATATTTGGATCATATAATGTGAAATAATCTTCTCTAGGTTGATCTCCTATTTCTCCAACACAATGACCACACAATAATACATGTCTAGGTGATATTATTACTTTTGCACTATTATTTGGCCCATAATAACCAATTTTCTTCCTAGCTGTTTCTATTCCCCCCGGACAGATCTCAAAATATTTTTGTAAGTACCACGCCGTGCCATCGGTGTAGGCGCAGTTTGGAGCACAAGGAACACATTGATCATTGTAATCACCAATGCACAAAAACTCTATCCATGTAAACCCTCTAGTAAAATAACTAGCACCGAATCCTCTACCACCGGCGGAAATAGGAATAGATTGTGGAGGATTTCGTAATAAAGTATTAATCCAACAAGATTGGTTTATTCCATTTGGAAACACTGCATATTTTTCTGGATATGGGTCGGAATTTGGCGCAACACTCGGACAGTTTATACCTTCATATTCTCTGGGTGCGTATGTATAAAAATCCCAAGTAGGACTGGTATGATCCTGATATGATGACGGATTATTGTTTACATTTACACATTCACATACTCCACTATCTGGAAAAACCATATATGGAAGATCTGGATTTCCAGTTGAAACATACCTATTAAGATTTATTATATTTTTAAATAAAACTGGCATAATAATTTATATATTAATTGTTCTAGTTCTTCCTAATTCATCGGTTATGATATATTGATTGTCCTCGCCGGGAAGAATTGATAATATTTTTTGTCCAGTCGTGGAAGTGTTTAATGATGCTGAAATTTTAAGTCTATCTGCGCCAACACCACCATCCGAACTACCAGAATTATCATTGAATGAATAACCTTCATCATCTGGATTTGTGGAACATGGTATTATTTTTATTTCATAATCTACATATACATCAACTCCTTCGACTGGTATTGAAATAACTTGTTCGCTGGGATTTGTCCAATATCTAAATTGTTCTAATACGATGCAAATTTTATTTGTAATTGATATATTCAAATTTAAAGTTTCATCCGTATTAGATGATAAAGATAATGCATTTAAACTAGTAAAAAATGGTTTAATGCTACCTATTTGTGGTGAATAATTAAAATTACTACCAGAAACGATATCATAAAGAAATGAAAGATTTGACTTATACTGAGATAATAAATTTTCTTGTAATTCGTTTAATTCAGACGCCTGTAAACTAGTTCCGGGTTTAAACCCAATTAATGAATAAACTGGATCTGACTGGTTTCTACTAGCATATGGTAGATTTCTTAAAGGGGTTGGCATAATTAACTCATTGGGGTTGTTATACTAAATGTAATTGCTGCATTTCCAGATACATCTCTGGTTGTTCGTGTATCAAATATTTTTCCATTAAGTAAAGTTCCAGTAAATTGTCTAACATGATCTGGTACTATTACTTCATCTGCAACCAAAACCGTACCGTCTTCTAACTCTATTTTTGTTGCAGATTCTATAGATGTTTTAACATCTCCTGTTATTTTTATTATTGTATATGTTGGATCGCTGGTGGTATCGATGTCCTTTATGTACGCAGATGTGAGCTGGGTTTCGTTTGGTCTTTCCATTATAACTGGTAATGCAACATCTTGAACTTCTAGTGCTGCCTCCTCACCAATCCCAATGCCAGTTTTCAAAATTTTAAATAAAGTTCTATAAGATTTAATTTCTTTTGTATATTTTGTAGTATTTAATGTTCCTGCTATTACTTCATTTTCGTCATCATCAATAAATGTTGGATTTTCAACCAAACTATAAAAATTTATCGAAGAAGGAAAATCGATATTATCGGAATTTAATTCTTGATTTCCAAAAGTAACATGAGTCATTAAATTTTTGCAATTAAATAGTTGTGATGGATCTAATCCTAATAGATCTGCTCTGTCCAAATTTATGGTTATTCTTGATATAAGATCTGCTTCTGAAATGTTAAAATTTGAAGAATTTTGCATCTTTAGAACAATATCTTTATAATCTTGTCCATGAGAAAGCAATTCAATGCCTTTCATTTGGTAATTTCCACTTTCATTTATGAAAGTTTTTATTCTTATAGATGCTCCAGAACCAGTAGAACTTATAACACTCATTGAAGGAGATTCTACATTTGTAATTAATTCAGATGGTTGCATATCGGATAAATCTATGAAAACAGAAACAACACCCCCATCTTCTATACCATTTTGTAACCAAGTTTGATATAGTGTATAGTAAGGAGAAATGGTTGATATTTTTCCTTGATTTATTAGATCACCCACTAAGTCAATTTTTCCTAGAACACTAATAGAAGATGGAATGTCGGAACTATCTTCATAAAATAAAGAGGTATAATCATCATCTAAATTATCATTGAATGAAAAATAACATTCGCTACATGTCGATTCGAAGGTTGTATATAAATCACCAGCAGAGTAATAGTCATAAGTAGAACTAGATGTTGGTATTGATTTAGTTTTATTCACATATACAGCACAGAAACCTTCCGTTGTTGGAGAGGAATTACAAAAATAGTTTACCTTTTCCCAAGGAGTAGTTCCTTGTACTGGTTCTTCAAAATTGTCAAGACTTACTATTGGTATCCAGTTAGAAGACACAAACTTCTGCATGCTGCTAGTTACTTTATAAACTGGTAACCAAGAAAATCCATCAGAATAATTTTGAATACCTGTGCTATGTGTTGGTCGTATCGTACTAACCTGACCAGTCAAATCTGATCTATTATCATCGTTGTTTGAAACACAGAGATACACATACTGATTTTGTGAATTGTAAACATAATAATTTGTTTGTGTTTGTGATATGTTTGCATTCCAAGGAACAAACATTTTTGATCGTGACCATTGTATATTTTCAATTACACCAGAAACATCATTTCTTGTGACTTTATATGTTAAATCTGCATCCCTCCATCCATCAATAAATAGTCTTGAAGAATTTGAATTGATTTCTGTGCTTTGTGTTTTTCCTATCAATAAATAAGGGTATTTTTCTCTTCCTATTTTATTGATGTAATCTGTTACTTTATTCATCTTTTCCCTCAAGATAAGCAGCTATCGGCGCAGGTCAATCCTGCATTTGGACTAGTAAATCCCTGAACGAAACACATGTTAAAGAAATCTGAAATATTTATATCATCAAACCTATACCCCGTTATAGATCCTGACCAATTTGGAAAAACATGAGAAGGATATGTTATACCCCAAGGCGCAGTAAGACCACAATTTTCGCAAAATGTTAGTCCATATAAAGAATAGGTAGATCCGGCATAATTACCAATTCCAATTTGAGTATCGTATGTCGTACCCATCTCGTACATCGAATAATTTCCTAGTATTGGGCGCTCACATATGAGTGTTTCTATTTCTGTTTCGCCTACTCCTGGATATTCTTCTATTGTTTTTTCGAAGATTACTTTGAGGCCCGCAGGATGCATCATATTTTTATATGAAACTTGATAATCGTTTAATGGTATTCCTGTTTTCAGTAAGTATGAATAGTCCTGAAACCAATCAGAATCTTGCATTATGGAACCGTTTAGATATCCACCACCTAAGTGGTTGGTTTCATCATATGTTCCTTTTGCATCTCTAAATTTAAATTTATCAGTATTGAATTTACCACCATTCAATCTTAATAGATTTTGTTTTGGGTAATAGATATAGAAATCGCTCTCTTGGAACTCTGGAAATAATATTTTGAAAAAATACTTTATACCTTCTATTGTTGTTTTCTTGTGGTATAAATTTTTTGATATATTTTTGATAAACTTTATAAGAGTTTCCGAGTTGGATAGAGGTTGACCTAGTTTTACTAGATCCTCTGCACCAGATGCATATGCAGTGACAAATCTCTTGTAATATTCCTGTCTAGTAGTTTCAATATCAATTAAGTCTAATAATTTTTTAGATAAAAAATATTGAGCTCCTTCTGTTTCGTCGCAGTATAACCAATCATAATATTTTTGCAAAAAATCAAATATCGTAAGTACGACTTCACCTTCTTGTTGTTTATTGTGTTTTTCATGAACAATCCAAAGTGGTGTGTTTTTTGCTATACTTAAAAAACTAGGACACGAAACATCAAAACCACCATTTTCACTAAGTATATCAAAAAATGCATCCAATTGAGATGCAAGATTTTGTGATTGACTTGCTAGAAAGGAATAGTTCATTGTAAAATGATATCTGGTTCTGTTAGAAGTATATTGTTGATATTATTGGTATGAGATTCTAGAATGTTATTTTTGAGTGGTATTGTTATATCAAATGCACTCGATGCAATATTTGGAATAAAAATTGTTCCTGTATTTATTTGTATTTTTCCAAAGTCACCATCTCTTATCTCTCTGTTAGAAACTGCATCAAATGCTCTTAGATTTATAACTTTATTAAAACTTGTAGTTGGTGTTGTTATCACCTTTAGGATTATATTCATTGTCGATCCATTGCTATCTCTATAAGTAAATGGTGTTGTTATTGTTGTTTGACCCAGTGAAGGGAAAGAAAACGGATTTCCTATATTTAAGGAAAATTCACCTCCGCCATTCAAATCAGGAAATACACTTTGTCTCAATGAAATTTTAAATGTGTTTCCGTTTAATACTACATTGGATAAACTCTCATTTAACTCTTCCGATATTGCGTATGGATCGAAAGTATTATTAAATTTATTAAGGGTTATTTTACTTTGAATTGCACTTTTAACATTTCTAGTAACGATTCGTTTATCGAGTTCTGATGGTGCTTGTTTTGTGTATATGAAACTAAAATCAACAACAAAATCTACAAATTTAGGAGTAACATACTCGGGTAGAACAGTAACAACTGAATTTTCTCTTAAGTAATTTATAATGGATATTGCATCTACATTATTATTAATAACAGAAACAAAAAGTCTACCATATTTTGGTGGATAAACTTCATCGCCACCAAATATTGCAACATCATTTTGATCATTTATATAATTTGATTCTAATAATAAACCCAAATAGTCACTTTTGGTTACTGCTCTTCCTTGGGAAGCAAACCACTTTGGTGCTAAAAATTTAATAAGATCTATATTTGGTTCATCCAATCCACCAGTAGATTCGTTGCAATTTTGACAAGACACTCCAATGTCTATATTTCCTTCAGGTGCTTGTCTATATGTGTTGGAAGCGGAGTCTGTAAACTGAAATATATTATTTGCAACTTTTCCACTTGAAACTACATATCGTATTACAATATCATTGTCTGAAGATACTTCTGTTCCTAAACTATTTTCGATACCAAATTGAACAACATAACCACCAGTACTCAGTCTTTCTATAAAATAAATATTATCGTTTACTTCAAAGTTGGATCCTATGTTTCCAACCAATTTCCATATTTCATTATTTACTTTCACCTGTATGGTGGATATATCTACATTTTCATTTAAGATATAATATTTTTGTTTTCTGAAATCAATCGATAAAACTGCAGAAGTATCCACAACCAACTGACCCTCTGTTATTTCAACTTCAGAATCACTATCTTGCACTATAAAAGGATCTAGATTAACAAATGTATATTGAATACCATCCGAATCTATTCCATAAAATGTTTGATATTCTGGTATTTCTGTTAAATCTGCTCTATTTATACCGGTTATTAGAATTCTAGCTCTGGAGGATCTTCTACCAGAAACGGTATATCCTAAAGGTTTTGCGAGTGAAATTATTGAATCTATTCTCTGTGCTGAGTCTAAAAACATCTCACTAGAAACCATGTTCATATAGTATGCGTAATAAAAAGTATTATATGCCATTAAATCTATTAAAGTTCTAATAGCAGATCCTTCAAAATTATAATCTTTAATTATGGATTGACTTTTTAGATAATTTATTAGACTTTCCTTGATATCTTCAAAGTCTAGTTTACCAAGAATATTTGTTGGTGTTGTTGCCATTACCTAGTCCTTTCCATTCCTACTACTAGTGTATTTTTACTATTTGTATGTAGTACTGTATAATCTATTGCAATTGAAATTAAATAGAAGTTGTTTGGATCTTGAATTAAGTTAATAGAACCAACCATAACTCTTGGTTCATACCTAGTTATTGCATTAGCAATCTGAATTTTATACTTAGTTAACCCAACATTAGAGTTATCAATATTTTCGAACAATAAATCATTAATGCTAGTACCAAAATTAAAATCAAATGGCTTCTCACTTATTCTTGTTAGAACTATATTCTGTATCGATGATGCTATAGCATTACCATCTTTTTTTAGATTTATATCATCAGTGAAACTATTTCTACTAAAAAAGAAGGGTAAGTCCGAGAATAAGTTTTTGTTTAGATATTGTGCCATCGATATTATTTATTCAAGTTAAACATATCCGTCCAATATACTATTCAAATTTTGAATGGTGAAGTCCGTGCTTCTTGGAAGAGTATCCCTAGACAATGTTAAGAACATGGATTGGGCCGAATCTTTCTTGAAATTAATGACTATACTAACGACCATCCAATTACCATTTAAATTCTTCTCTGCAACTTCAATAGGAGCATCTGAAGAATTTAATTGTTTTATCTTCACTATGTCTCCAATTTTAACTTTGCTGGTAGATGTAACATGAATATTTATGGTTTGTGAGAATAGTTGAGAAAGCAGTGCTTTTCTCACAAGTGGTGTTTGTTTTGGAGTATCCCAGAAAGTGGCATATGTCCTAGAATATTCAAGATATTCTTGGAACTTTTCTCCAATTTCTGGACAATTACAACTACATGGATTTGCAGGATCACTCCATATACACCCAAGATATTCTTCGCCAAGGTGCTCTTCAATTAATTCGCACTCTTTTATTTCCTTGTATGCCTTAAATAGCTCTAGATAAGTTGGTTCTGGTTCATCGGGAATGTGCTCCTGTGCGGGGCAATTACAAAGCGGTTCGTCTTCTGGACAATTGCTATTATCAGACTCTCCGTCTGGGTTGGCGCAGGTAAACTGCTTACATAGATCTGTTTGTCTTGAGAAGACTATAAATTGTGCAGAGAAATTGTCATCAAAAACATCATAATTTGGTGACATTGTTTTAGGTGATACCATACCGTAATCGGTTTCCCCTGTTAAATCATATTTCCAGACATCTTGTTCTACCAAATTTGGTCTATAAAGCATGAAGTCACCGAACATCCAATGCATTGTGGTTTCATAGAAATATTTTTGCAATCCTGGATGTAGTTCATTTACCGAATCTTGAGAGTGTACAAATGCATGATTTGCCAATGGATTTTCGAAATTTAAATCGGTAGAAAGAACACTTAATAATTTCAATCCAAATGATTCTACAAATGTTTTACCTTCTGGTGAAAGCCTCAACCATCTATCCACTTCATCCCCATACCACCAATAATAATCTTTGTATTTGTATGCAAAAATATCACCTAATATACCACTACTATCACCGCTTATCTTTCCAAACTTTGTA